TAATTGTGAGACGATATAAAATTAAGGAGCAACCCTTTCTTCCTTCAGGAACACGAAACCTGCATCAATAAATCTTTGGTGATTTTCTTTTAAGTTAACAATATCAGTAGACCACTCTTTGCACTCGTCACCTATCCATTTACGTTTCAAACAGTATCGATAACACAAGGAACCTTCGTGATTTTCAGTCTCGAATAAGTGGCATGGAGAGTATCTTCTATCTTGGAATTTGGGTAATAAAATGCTCGATGAACAACTTGAGATCAGTGGCATACTCATCAACACGCAAATCTGAGCGATATTGCCTATCTTTCGAAACTTCTCTCTCATACTTTCGCCTTAGTTTATAAAAATGTTCTCTTTTTTTCTCTTCATAATCTGGTATCCTGTCCATTAACTTATCTGCTAAGGACAGGGCAATCCCAATATATTCAATCACTATCTTCCCTCGTCGTCTTCTCCATCAATCAAATCTACCCCTGCCATTACTACAGGCTTAATTAACGGTAACATTCCACCGATTGCCATCATAATAGAATTATCACTTGCTAATAATTTAGCTGACCCAAACTTAAACCCAGCATTAACAAACCTAGCAACGTCATCTTCTAGCATATCTAAACCTTCTGCTTTTAAAAATTCAATAAATTCTTTCATTTTTCACTCCATGGGTTGATGTGAGCGTGGCAAAAATTGCCATCTCGGTAAATCTTAACATAGTCAAATAACTTCCAGCAATAACGAGAGAACTCCATAATGTTCATTCCAGTTGGTGGAACGAGGTCAAGGGCGAGCGCAATTTTATGCTTTGATTTTTTCCTGCCAGATTGCATACGATTATGCTCTTGGCATCTATACGCACTGGTAATAATAATTGGCTTATCACCACATTCTCTACGTAATATTTCAAACTTATTGAGTAGGTCAGGCGAGTACATCGTCACATAGCAGTCGGGTAAATCACAAAAACAGCGAATTTCAGTGGCATTCACGTTCTTCGATACTTGAGTAATTGAATATTTACTTATAAGTTCAATCTTCACTCTCATGCCTTAGTTGACAAGAATTTTGGAAATTCTTTATCTCATGGATTGATTCCCTGATCTTTATTATTTCCTTATCTGTTTTCTCTTGGAATATATCCAGTTGGGTAAACTTATTGTCAAAGTGCTTTATCTCAGCAGCGACAAGGGCAAGTGATTTATCAATCGACACAAGCTGATCTGATGTTTTTCCTATCTTATGAAGTAATTCTTTTATAAAGAAAGACAATAGCAATAATAGGAATCCATTCCCTGCAACAATTAACTCGGTTATCCCCATGAGTTACCTCATATAGTTTTTTGTAGAAACACTACAACCTTACTTAGAATTTCGTCTGCATTTCCAGCGTTAATATCTGTAGCGTCTATATCTTTTACTGCTTGAATTGCCAGTTCTTTTTGTAATTCAACATCGTCTTGTGCTGCTAGATAATCTATTACTGTTTGATTAACTGCCTCTAGTGCTTCCAAGGCTTCAATATCATCATGTTGAATAATTTTACTCACAAATAGTTTAGCATTAGGATTGTTGAATCCAGCTTCCACCATGCATAATCTCAAGTCTGCAAGTGCGGCAATTCTTGCCTCTAACGCTTCAACCCTTTCCCTTTCTGCTGCATTAACATCGAAATTATTTACTAGCTCTACCTTGTAAATAATCAGTTCAGACTCTAACTCCTCTAATGAAGGCTTTTCCAAGAGAATGTGGATCTGAATACGCTCATATAAACTCTGACCTTCATCTGGTAACAAGTTGTAGAAATTAGTTCCAATCGGGATTAGTGATAGGTCAACCAAGCGACTCATTAATTCAATAATTACATCGTCAATTGTGATTGCATTAATTTCATCTATTGAATTATATTGTGCCATGACTTACCTCAAAGGGAGAAGAAAGAGTAGTAATAATATTTTCATAATTTGTCCTTATTTTCGTTTAACAATCTTAATTCTTCCGTAATACTCAGTCCCAGATGCGGCGTCTGCTTTTGTACGAATCTCTATTATTTTTGTAACTGTTAATGATACGGAAGCTTCTACTTGACTCCCAGCCATAACGGTACTTATAGTCGAGTGTCCTCCTAACTGGAGAAGTTCTTCTATGTTTGCAGTATCGGTTATATTGTAAAATAAGACATCAATCCATGATGATCCACTATATGACCCAGCCACGAACGATATATCATACTCCCCTTCCGGTAATGTTAGCTGGTCAGATGATATAGACCCAAATATATCCGGCCCAGAAGTACTAATTAAGGGCACCGTCTTATAGGATGTTGTTGCCGCTACTGAGTCTAAATAATTAGTAGCATGAACATCAATATACATCACCCTCGTCTTCGCAACGACGCCGGCCCAGACTCCGGCAGGAGTAAAATCTCCAGACCCCCTTGTCACATCTACGCTTATGCTCTGATTAGTTGCCGCACCATTGGCAGTAACATGAAATACAAGGGATGTAGTTGTGCTTGCCGGCTTGTCGTATCTAGCTGTTAAATCTGTCCCAGATGCCGCTGCAATTACCGAGACTACAGCATTGGGTACAACAGAGAAAAACCCAGAAGGTATTGATAATGTTTTTGTCTGACTAGAAGTTCCAGAGAGTGCCATCCCGTCTATCCAACTACCCCCTGTCAAATTACTGTAATCATCTGTAGTAGTTCCTAGGGCTGCCGTAAAGTTGTTCTCCTTACTCGTCGGCAAAGCATAGAGCGTTGGAACCGTCTTCTCTTCTGGGGGTGGGTTATAGGAAATTGACATCTCAAAGTTGGGGGCCGGATCGATATAGGTGTTCCCCGCATCAGTTTTCATCACGAAATCAATATCAAGATCACCTTCAGATAAGTGATCTATCGTAAACACAACAACGGGAGTGTAAGCAGCATAGATAATTTGTTCTGAATAATAGGAACTTCCATCGTAAACAGCAAACCACATATATTGGCTTGCTGTACTACCAAGCATACTTGTTACCCTAACTATATATTCCCCCGCTTTTGCGTTTGGGATGGTAACACTTGGAGCATTGGCCGTGTTCTGGACAAGGTCGCCAGACAAAGTTGAACTATTCAATGTTAATGATGGCAATACGTATGAGGCAGAAGTGGTGGTGTATCCGGAGCTTAAATCATAAATTGCCTTACCAACAAAATGCGCTTGCTGCCTGTCCTCGCCTCGCACTACATGGTCGGCGTCTGCTGATCCAGAAATATAAAAAGTAGTTCTGTCCCCTGCGGTAAACGCTGTCCCATCAGTATGAAATCGCAGGATATCTCCGCTCTTTAAATTACCTCTCCAACTAATAGCTTCAGTAAAACCTCCAGAGCTAGATGTTCCCAATATCAATTTGTCAGCAGGTGTAATAGCAGTTATGGAGGTTGTCAGTTGTGTACTGTTTAGAGATAGACCTATGTTAGACGCGATACTGAGATATCCAGACGCACCAATAGTATATTCCCCACTTCTGTTTATTGTTATATAAGTCCCATCAGTAGAGCTATCTGAAACAGCAAACAGTCCATTAGTAGATATTTGAGAAGATGAGATCGCCGCAAAGCTATACTCATTGTCTATCTGACAAGCAATGTTTGAAAGTCTTGCAATCTTGTTGTTGGTTGACCCATAACCATTTGGTGTATGAAGTCTACATGAATCACTTACAGTAATCGCCTTAACACTCATGTAATCATCGTCAAAGACGAGATCGTCAAAATATAAGATGTCAGAGCTATTATAAGTTATGCACTCTGCCTCGAACCTAATCGTTGTGACTGTTGATGGAACATTAACCATTATTTCAAAAGCAGTTGAGTCAGTATTTTGATCTAAGATTACTTCATCACCAATTTGATTATCACTTTGATCGATTACTCTTACCGTAAACTCTCCACTAGCATTATGATAAACACCTTTAACTGAATGAGTAGTTAATGCTTCTGATTGTCTAGGTTGCAGAGTATAGGCAGCACTTGAAGTCTTTTCGTTAACTGCCGTAACTGTGAATTTATAATCTGCTGTCCCGTTAATTGGGGTTGTTTCATTTATTGCAAGAGTTGAACTGCCAGACTTTGCCCATGTAGCAGTATCATCTTCTTCTGCATTTAAAACTTGATAGGTTGACGGAACACTCGTACCCCCTCCACCACCAGCTATTAACGATTCAGTTCCATCACTATCAAGCTGATACATTGTTTTATCGTCTTTAGCATATAGTTTCATCTCCCCCGGAGAAGGAGTGGATGGTGTCCCAGATTGTTCTTCTAGTGTCTGGACGTCAATGGTTGGTGTGTCAATATCAGGAGATGAATAAGTTTTTGTCCCTGCAATTGTTTGAGTTGCGCCAGCGGTTACGATTTCAGATTCAGAACCGCTTGCACCTATTTTAAATTTACTAGCTAAAGCATCTTCATATAGTATTTTACCATCGGTGCCTGTCCGTTCAACCGTCAACCCACCGCCTTCTGAAGAGGCATCATTTCCACCTTTATTAACCGTCAGGTTTGGATCTTCTGCATCAAAAACAGTTCCAACCTGTGTAGTGGTTCCTGCAACTGTTAAGTTTCCAGAGATGTTGACATTTTTCTTAACACCCAAACCACCATCAACTATTAAAGCACCTGTATCATCAGTGGTTGATTCAGTCGTATTAGTTATATCAATTATTCCAGTATGAGTTTTATCACCTGATATAGTTTCATTGCCTGCAAGGGTTACATAAAGAGAAAGATCAGCACTGTCCCCAATTTCAACCCAAGTAGAACCATCATAAAAGTTTGCTTTACTAGTTGTGGTGTTCCATATTCCTAAACCTTCGAGCGCAGCACTAACAGTCAATGCATCCCTTTGAGTTTCGTTCATCTTAGGAATAGGTATAACCCCTAAGTCAGTTGTAACTGGCTCCCATAGGACGTCATCACTTATATTTTCATCACCAAAGGCCAACTCAAGTTTTGTTTTAATTGTTTCAAAAAAACTTGATTCTATTATTTGACCATTCACTCTTGTTGGTATATCGGAAAATAAACTCATACATGACTCCATGTCTTGCCATTCTTGATGTTCAATATAGCTGTTTTACTCGTGTCGTATTCCCTTGCGATAACTCTTGATGATCCACCCATATATATTAAAAGTCTTATCTCTTGAATATTTGACTCAGTTAAATTTGTGTTTGGATTATCTTCACCTTTATTTACATAAGCCTTAATAGAATCTCTTTTAAGACCAGTAATTCTACCCCACCTACGACCATTTTTTATATCATTAATCGCTTGCTCACATACTCCATGACCATCAGCTAATTCTTGGCATGATTTTCCATTTTTCAACGCATCCACTATCGTTATTACTTGCATATTTGTTAATTTAGCATCATGTGAATCTTCGCCAAACTTAAATAATCCAGTATTCATCGCATGATGCGTATTTTCCATAGGGGTACACCATTCGAGATTAGTGTGAACATTGTTACTTCTATTTCCATCTAAATGGTTAACCTGTGGTTTATTGTCTGGGTTTGCACAGAAAACATCTGCGATTAGCCTGTGAACAATTTTTGTGCCATGACCATGTATAGTTACCACCTCGTATCCATATGCGTTCTTTGTTTTTTTCTTAACTTTGTTAAAATATAAACTTAAAATATTGCCCTCTGGAGAAAACAGATACATCGGATAATCTTGATGTTCTAACCATATTGAATTTTCATTTAAGCTCATTCGATTATCCTTATATTTTTATAATATGATTTAAGACCATATGAGTTGGTGCTGTTTCTGTTGACCCAGTATCTTCAATAGTTTTAGTTCCGTTCCCATCGGTATCTATATATCCTGAGTTTGTGTATCCGAGCGGATTAGTATAGGTATCCCATCCTGTATTATAGTTTTTTGTACCACTACCACCACTGCTGTATCTAGTTTTACTTGATCGGTGATTGTGGCTTTTAAATGATTCCCCTCTGGTTGTTCCTTCGGTTGAGTCACCCTGTGGATCAATACCAGCACTTCTATCTTTACCCCGAATAAAACGTCCTCTTGGATCTGGAAGTAAAACAGTGTTTGTCCCAAAAACTTCCGTCCCTGCGTTGCCATAGCCAAATTTAATCAAATTAAATAATGTCTCGTATTGAGGGCCAGCGTAATTAGCACCCGACCCCGTGTCTCCAATTGTTTCACCAGCGGCAAATAACCATCCAGTAGGTGCTGATTGACCAGCATAAGGAACGAGTAAACCAGACGGTAAAATATCTATCGCACCACTTACTTCAATATCGTTCACGTAAACTTTTTTCCATTCATAACTTGAACTTCCAAGATCACCTGCTTGATCCGTTACGACACCAGATGTGTTCCTTGGTAATAAATCCACAGTCAAAGCTCCTTTAATGGAATTGTGATTATCCGATGGAATTACGACTCCGTCAATAGCTGTAACAATAGTATCTGTTCCCATTACACCCTCTTTATATAAAGTTTTACCAAGTTATCTTTAAGTATTAAATCAATACCAATTATTTTAAAAATATCGTCTGTTGTTAAATTCAATGACCACTGACTTAAAGGATACTTGGATTCTCCGTATATCGCAACGCCATAGAGTGGAAGCCCTGCTTCTGGTTCTGCTGGCATGTAGACAGTGGGGTAATCCATGTTGACTCGATCAAGTAAAAACAAATCGAGTGAATCATAATCCATTGGAACAGTAATTTCCATTTCCTGTTTTGGTTCTGAAAACTCATCTCTAAATTCATCTAATATATTTTGCTTGGTAGTTGAGTTGGTGAACAGTGAGTAATCAACCTCTTTATCCTTAACTCCAAAATCATCAATGGAGCTCGTCGATGTTGCTTTTAGCGTTGTGTCAGACCATTTCCAATAATTGAACATTTTATTTCTACCGGATCGAATATTGCTTACCTTAACTAAATTCTCAATACCAACTGCACTCGCCTGTCCATAGAAAGTAATTGGATCAGCAGCCGTTTCATCCCTTGGTACAACGTACACTGTATCGTTAGAAACGTAGAGAACGGCGTTTGAAGCTTCCAATAAAGTATTTAAAGCATCTTTTACAGTGGTATTCTCAAAATCATCTATATTGTCTATCGTTTGCTCATCTGGTACTTGAATATTGCCAAGCGAAATAGTTAATAGATCAGTTATCTCATCTACGGTCATTACATCAGCAATCATTGCCCTTGTCCCACCGCCTGTTGACAGTGAACTGAATGGCACTTCAACAGAATCAAATAACGATTCCATGCCCCTTATAGTGAAATTAACTTCCTGAGTATCAATGTCACTCTTCAATGACTCATCACTTAAAAACCCTTTAAAGATTTCTTGAGATAGACCTAGAACAGAAATTCCAACTATCGCAGCACCTAATATAGCTTCATCTGGTGATGGCAACCATTCAATTTTTACCAGTGAATCATTACGTCTCGATTTAAAAATAGTTCTTGGAGTGCCAACATCTGAATATTTACCATGATTGTTTCTCAATTTGATTGTTAAATTACTGAAGGAGAATACACCAACATCATACTCAGAGGAATCTAATTTACGTGATATTTTGGATAGGGAGTTCAAATTTACATCGGCAGTCACCTCTTGGTAACTAGTATAGGCACCATTATCGTCAAGCGGATTAATGTAAACTCGTAGGTTGCTCAATTAACACTCTCCACTAGTTTCATTTTAATTTTCATACCAGATTTGTATAGACCCTTATACCATTCCGGTTGCCATTCGTTTGATGGGCGCATCAAATAAAGATCCTTCAATCTATAACCGATCCTTACTGATGAGAACTGGCTTTGATCTCCTGCGCAAATCCACACAAGAATTCCCTGTCTGGCAAAATAAATATTCTCTATAATAGTGAGATCAGCATCAGCACTTAAAACTTTTACATCAAGATCGCATGCAAAATATCCAGTTGATTCTGTAATAAATGATTTACCAGATAGCATTTTAGTTCGTTTCTTATTAAGGGAGACAGTAGGCTTTTTAATCTCTGGAAATGCTGTCAGTTGTCCGAACCTATCAGTCACTATTAGCTGGGATAGTCTCTTATCAGCATCAGCAACTTGCGTACTATCGATAATTATTTTAATTTTATTTGTATTAACAGAATCAAAATTATAATGATTAGTATCTGTCGTAATAGATGATTCATTTATTGCCGTTGAAAAGTCTGCATAAGCTGACCCTGTCCAATACTGGATGGTATAGGCATCCCAATTATGCTCAATTAATATTATATCTGTTATGTCTGAGTTATCCCCAAGGTCAACTTCTAGTTCTGTGTCTGCGCTATCATTTGACCCAGTTGTGAGCCATGCAGAGTTATTAGATCTGTTCCTAACGTAATCAACAATAGTTTGTCCTGTATTGGTTGCTACCGCATCGGTGACAGTGATTGAGCAGTTTACGTTTGCAAGATCACTTTTACTGCGCTCGAAAAATATTATCTGATTGCTAGGCATTTGAAACTCCTAAAACCCGTCTTTCCGTTAGACGTTCCTCTATAATCTCGAAGGCATTATCAGTGAAGCCTACAGTAACATGCATACCGCTACCTTCATCACTGTCACCAATGGATCTCCCAGCGTCAACTATATCTGCAAATGATGTTCTAGGCGGGATAACTACTTCACCGGGAGTTAATCTCGCCGGGACAGAATCAACTAGACCACCGTTAGCAAAACCTTGTAATGCTGTCGCTGCTATTGTTGCCGCACTAATATATCCCATTGTCTTAATATGGGTAGCAGCAATCGCCCCTGCTGGTGGGGGTATCGTCGCAAGGGCAAGGGTAGCTCCAACATTGGCATTAATTATTGCGCTTGCGATTCCAGTAGCTTTTGATATTACAAACGCTGCTTTGTTTTCTGACCCTGCTATTGCCGTAATTAATCCAGATATAGCTTGAGCTTCTGATACTTTATTTTTGGCCATTGTGGCATCAAATTTTGCTTGATCTTTTGTTGCCTTATCTTCTTTTTTAATTCTATCTATTGTATTTTTTAATCTTAAATCTTCCTGTAACTTCAATGCCTCAGTAAATTGTCCTGTTGATTCTAATTCAGTTATTTTTGATTGATCTTCGGCTTCTTTTATTTGTTCAATTCTAATCAATGCTTCATCAAGAGTTAAAGATGAGAACTCCTGATCCATCGTAAGTTTATCTTCATTATATGATCTTTCAGCGGCAAGTTTAGCATCAAGTTTTGCTTTTGCTTTTACATCTTCACCCTCTTCACCCTCAATTTCTCCTTTTAATCTTTTCTGTTCAGCCCGAAACTCGATCTCTTTATTCATTAAGATTCCAAGCTGCTTAATCTCTTCTGAATATGGATTAACCGCACCTGTTTTCTTTTTTTCTTCAGCTATTTTTGCGTTTAGGTCAGCAATCTCTATCATTGTGTCTGCTAATTTCTCATTAACGTTTGCAAGTTTCTGCTCATCACCTATGACAAACTTAATAACCTTAGCAAGATTAGTGAATTTCTCAACCAGATAACCGACTATAGGCAATCCATCTTTACCTATCGCTGCCCACAATAATGAGAAATTATCTTTAAGGGTACTTATTTTACCAGATAATGTTTTTGACTTTTTCTCTAGACCGCCAAAGGCGACCCCTCCTTCTTTGCTCAATGATGCAAATGCCTCTTGAAATGTGGCAAAACTCACCTTGCCTTCTGATACTAATTTTTTAATAGAACTTTCGGCAACCCCCATAGTCTTTGCAAGCGCAGGTCCAATTGGGATGGCTCTTTCTTGGAATTGGAGTAACCTCTCTCCTGTTAACTTGCCTGCAGCACTTACTTGTCCATAGATTAATGCAAGATCATTCAGTGGAACACCAAGAGCGGCAGCGACATCACCTAATTCTGTTAATCGTGGGGTTAACTCACTAACTGAGAATCCAAAACCAAGTAACTTTTTACCAGCTTCAGCAATCTCTTCAAACTGGAATGGTGTCCCCGCAGAGAAATCTGATAACTCTTGCATTGCACTCTTGGCGACCTTTGCAGATCCGGTCAATACCTCAAATTGAACACCGATATCTTCCATTTTAGAGGCACTACTAATAAAAGTTTTGAGAGCAAGCCCTATGCCAGCAAATGCAATGGCCGCACCTGAGAATATTTTTGGACTAAATGCTTTCTTTGCAGATTTTTCTGTTTTGGCAAGTGCTTTCTGAGTTTTTTTAAGGTTTTTATCAACCTTCTTGGTATCACCATCTATCTTAATTTTGACTTTTACATCTTCGGTTGCCATTAGTTACCCTTTAACCTTTCTTGAAATGCAGCATCTATTGCCGCTTGCTTTTCATTACTCAGTTTGCTTACTTTTTCCTCTGGCCTCTCGTTATCTTGTTCTATCTTGTGTCCATGTAGTTGAGCATCTAAGTTAAAATCTGTTGATTGCCTTTCTCTTATCGCCTCAACTCTCCATGATATTTCTCTCATTGTTAGGGAGAGAATTTTATTAGTATCCCAACCGTATTCGCTGGAGATTAAGTCAAAGATCAATCCCCACTCAGGTTTTCCACTTTTTTTTTATCATCTACTGGATCAGGTCTACTGATGCCAATGTTTTCAACTAATGCTTTTACCATTGACTCACTCTCGGCAGCACCAGAAATCATTCTTTTGAATAGAGCTGTTCCACCAATAGTAGTTTTCTTTTCATTGCCTTCATCATCATAGGATATAATGTCTCTCTTTATAAAATATGCCTGACTCTCGGTAGTCAGTAGTTGATATACAACCCAAATTATATCACTGATACTATCCTCTGAAATAATGGCATTGATCCAATCCTTGCCATATTTCTCCATGAATCTCAATTCATGATCTAATGAAATAGGATTAAGAGTGCATGTTTCCCCAATCAGCCTTAAGTAGAATGAACTTTGCTTAGGTCTTATGTCTTGAAGTTCCATGCACCCTCGTTATTTAAACAGGTTTAACAGTTCTAACTGAGAAAACACCATCTCTTGCACTATCATAATAGGCTTTGGCGGTAACTTCAGCAGTTGACCATTCGTTTTTAGCAAATCCTAGAGGTAGCCCGGATAGTTGCATACGGAATACGTCAATTTCGATCTGTTGCTCATTTCCTCTTTGCTGACCGTAAAGGTATGCGCCAAACTCAGGGGCAACATCAGCAGCACCACCAATGGTAACATCCATTGATCCACTGTTGTCTGGTCGTACAGAAAAATAAGCTGTATCACCAACTGCGCCAGCAGTTTCTAAGTTGACTGTCCCAGATCCACCGATTAACTCTAGTCCATAACCAGCAATTTCTACGGCAGCACCACTGTCGGGAATAGTTATTGGAGATGCAGTAATTTTAAGAGCATCGTCTTGGTATTCGCCATCAGTTCCACGACCGAAATCAATATCACTTGAGGCGTAAACGTCTACGGTTGTGCTGGAAACTACTTTAACTAAATACTGTGAGAATTTTAGATCAGCATTTGATCCAGACTTCACACCAACTGAAGCAATACCAGTAGTGGCATCGATAACAACGCCCTTGCCGTCTGTTAGTGCTGTAACTGACCCATCAGCTTCAGCAGCATTTGCTGTTGGTGCTTTACCGTATGCAATTTCAAAAAGGAAATCATCATACTGAGAAAATGATAATGAAAGTTCTGCTGTACTGATTCCTTTTTCAACTCCCCATGGGAATTTTTGGGATCCGCCAGTTAATTCAATTAATTCAGAATTAACAGCGAAAGAACTATTATCAAGAACTTTGATGATTCCATATGGTGTCCTACTTAGGTCATTTAGCTTGTACGGGGCAAAACTATGGATGCCGAATACTAATCTTGGATTTGAAAGTGCCATTCTATACTCCTTATTGGTTTATCAATTGTGTTAAATCGAAAGAAAAAACAATTTCCATATATATAAATCTTTTCTTTCCAGAAACTAAAAATTCTATTCCACCATCTCCACTGTATAAGAGATTTTCACCCCCAAGCATACCAGTGACTTTATTAAAATCAAGCATGCTGCTAAGAAGTGAATCTTTATCATCTGCTATTGCACCAACTTGGGTATTATATGAAGTCAGACTTGCTTGCAGGTCGTAAACTTCTCTTGAGAATACAATGGAAATTGTTCTATCAGTTGCAAAAACATAGTCCTTGTTTGGATGTTCATTATCTATTGGCGTTCCACCACCTACTTTAATTCCCCATCCATCTTCAAGGAATTGGATAGGGCTGTCTTCCATATCATTGGCGTTCATCTGTGTCTTATTAGGAAACAGTGCAGCCATCTTAACCAGTAATGCCGTATGAATGTTATTAAGAGATGCCATTATCTCCACATTCTCCCTTGCCTTACATTTGTCTCACGATCATCAAGCAAAGCATTGTCATTAAGATCAACATTAAATATATCTTTGTTAAGTCGGGAGGTGTATTCATTACGTGCCCTCTTCCTATCGTCCTCATATTCATCAAACCCCAACATGGAGAAGATAATTTCTGCAGTTTTACTTGTGATAGGAGTCTTGAGTTTTTCAGCATCTAATAGCTGATTACCATTGCTGATAATTCCTTTAGTGATAAGGTTGTCAATGCAAACTTCTGTTGCTCTTAATCGTTGCTCTTCATATGTGGTTTTGCCAGCCTCAATAGCTGCTTTCAAAGATGAGTTATTAAACATTGGATACTCTGAATATAAATCATCATCACTGGCAAATAGTCTACCCATCCATTGAATTGCCGTATCAGCATCAAGGTCATGGCTAAATGAGATTCTTAACCAATATCGATCATAAATTGTTACGTCACCTAATCCAGTAATCTCTTCCACTCCATTATTCCTGACAGTATCACTCTTCATCCATCCATACTGCTTGTCAGGGACAAAGAAAACTTTACCGTCTTGAGTAAACCCAATAGTCCTGTCATTGACCTCAACTGCAGATTTCCATTCCCTACCATCCCAGTATTCTAATGACATTGTTGAGCTGGCAGTATTGAGCGCAGATAATTTCATGTAAAATTGATTAAAGGCAAAGCGTTGACCGAGATAAAAATAATCTTCTGCGGCAACAAATGTTACTGCATCTGATCCACTATGATAGTTAGATACATTTGCTGATAGGTCGACCAAGGTAGCATTGTCACTATAAATTAATTTCATTAGACCACCATCTTGTAGTTTTCATATGTTAATTCTATCATTAAATCATTTGGAGAAACAATTGAGTAGTCTGCTCCCGTAATCACCTGCATAACTTCAGTACAAAAATAGTTATTTGCCACATTCATTTTATTCTTCTTAGGTATAGGGATGTTAAAGAACTTATGCAGCACTACTCTATATGAATAGTAAGTTATTGCTATCCAATCATAACCACTTCCCAGTATCCTAGATCGTGCGTTCTCAAGATACCTATAGGTATAGCTTTCAGTGATATCCAAATCAACTACACTAACAATCCTGTATTTATCTTTAAACTTATCGTAAGTTGATTCCTTCACACCAGAAGTTAATGTTGAATCAATCATTATAGAATCAAAGAATAAAAATCCAACATGTGATGGAACGTCAGCAATCTTTTGACCTTTTCTTCTTGTCCCCCAACTGACTAGTCGGCTAAGAGGTAGTGAATTTGTAACAAAAATTGCTTTTATGCTCATCCTGCGCTCACCGTTAATACACCAGAGTTATTCCAAAGTTGTCCTGCTATTGCTGGGTTTCCAGTTGGTAGTGTAGGCATATGGATCGCCCCATCATCATCAATTCTCATTTGTTCAACTAATGCATTAAGAGTTGAGCCAGTACTCCCCGGATCAGCAGTCTTGAATGAAATAGCACCACCTGCTCCTGAGCCTGTG